AAGAGAACTTGATGAGTTAATGCAATCAGCAAATAGTTTTATCAGTCAAGGTTCTGAAGTTGATTTAAAAGCTATGTATGAGGAAGATCCTCAAGCAGCTGCTAAATTAGATTTCCAAATGAGACAGCAAAGAGAAAATCTAGCTGAGCTTAGACAGAGATCAGAAGCTGTTAAGCAACAGCAATACAATCAATTTCTTAATGAACAAAAACAACTAGCTGAACAGGCAATACCTGAGCTATCTAATCCTCAAAAAGCATCAGATCTAAAAGTTAGAATGAGAAATACATTATCTGACTATGGATTTAATGATCAAGAGATTGGTAGTTTAGCTGATCATAGATTTCTTAAAGTTTTAAAGGATGCTATGGATTACAGAAACTTAAAAGCTGCAAAACCTATTGTTCAAAAGAAAGTAGTTAATGCACCTAAAGTTGTTAAGTCTGGAACAGCAAAAACTGAAAGTTCTAAAAGAAGTGTCATACAATCTAAACTTGGTAGAGTGAAAAAGTCTGGTAAAATCCAGGATGCTCAATCTGCCATACTTGAAATAATCTCAAACAAATAAGGATAAAATAACATGACACAAGCAACAAATACATTTGATACCTATGATGCAGTAGGTATTAGAGAAGATCTACAAGATGTTATTTACTCTATCTCTCCAACTGAAACTCCTTTCATGAGTGCAGCTGCTAGAGAGCAAGTAAAAAACACTTTCCATGAATGGCAAACTGATTCTTTGGCTGCAGCAGCAACAGATAATGCTGTAATCGAAGGTGATGAAGCTACATTAGATGCATCAACTGCAACTTCTAGAATTGGTAACTACACACAGATTATGGATAAAACTGTTGTAATTACTGGTACACAAGAAGCTGTTGATAAAGCTGGTAGAGCTTCTGAATTAGCATACCAAATAGCTAAAAAGTCTAAAGAATTAAAAAGAGACATTGAGTCTACTCTTTTGACTAACCAAGCTAGAGCTGCTGGTTCATCTTCAGCTGCAAGAACATTTGCATCTATGGGTGCATGGATTGCAACTAACTCAAACAAAGCTTCTGATGGTACTGATCCAACTGCTTCTGATGGTTCAGATGCTAGAAATGATGGTACTCAAAGAGCTTTAACTGAGGACATGCTTAAAGATGTAATCAAGGGAACTTGGAATGCAGGTGGTAACCCATCAGTAATCATGGTTGGCCCTTTCAACAAACAAAAAATTTCTGGTTTCACAGGTGGAAATACTAGATTTGATGCGTCTGAAGATAAAACTTTATACACATCTATTGATGTATATTCTTCTGATTTCGGAGATTTAGAAGTTGTACCTAACAGATTCTCTAGAGATAGAGATGCATTAGTTCTTGATATGGACTACTGGTCAGTTGGGTTCTTAAGAGACTTCACTATGCATGAACTTTCAAAAACTGGAGATGCTGAGAAAAGACAGATCTTAGCTGAGCTTACTTTGATCTCTAGAAACGAAGGTGCTTCAGGTGGAGTATTCGACCTTACAACATCTGCGTAATTAATAATTATTGTGATAGGGGAGGAAACTCCCCTATTACTTATTTAATAGGAGAAAAATAATGCACTTAGCAATGAGACCAAAATCAACAGAAAAAGTTACATCATCTGGTACTTCAGCACAATCTTCAACAATATCTGATAATATCTTTTACGTTAGAGTTGCAGCTGATGCTGCTTGTCATATAGAAATCGGTGTAAACCCAACAGCAACTACTTCATCAATATATTTACCTGCTGATGATTATGAATATTTCAAAATCTCTCCAGGCGAAAAAGTAGCTGTTATTGGAACTGTAAATGCATATGTTACTGAACTAACTGAGTAATGAGTATACTAAGAGATAAAGAAAAAGATGGTACTTCTTATTATGTAGAAACTGATGGTAAACTAACAGTTAAAAAAACTGAAAATGTTTCCAATCTACTAAAAAGAAATAAAGAGCTATACAATCAAAATGATGGATATACTCCATCTAAAGATATGAAACGTATAGCTAGTATTCCAAGACTAATGTTAGAAATTTGGACTAAAGAATACAATGGTACTAATAATTGGTTTGCTTTACCTCAAGAAGTTAGAAGTAAAATATTAAGAGAAAAATTAAATAGTTCTGATTTTAGATATTTTAGAACTGCACCAGGAAGAATGTAATGGCACTAAATAGTTATTCTGCACTTAAAACATCTATAGCTAATTGGCTTAATAGAAGTGATTTAACTTCTGAAATAGCTAATGACTTTATTAAATTAACTGAAGCTGACTTTAATGCTAAGTTAAGAATAAGACAAATGGAACAAAATGATTCTATTACTATTGATGCAGAAACAGTAACAGTACCTACAGGATTTATTGGTGTTAGATCTTTTTATATTTTATCTGGTGGAACTAAATATCATTTAAATTATATTACACCTTCTAACTTAATATCTATCAAAGGTGGTTCAACAGCAGGTATGCCAAGAACTTACACAATAGAATCAGATAATGGTACAGAAAGTTTTAGATTTGCACCACAACCTGATACTTCATACACAGGTTATCTACAATACTATAAAGCTTTTAATGCTTTATCTGATAGCAATACATCAAATTATATTTTATTAAATCATCCTGCTATTTATTTATATGGATCATTATATCATGCATCTAATTTCTTAGGTGGTATAGAGCCTAATCAAGCATCACAATGGTTAGGTATGTATTCAGCTGCTATGGAAAGAGCTGAGAATAATGATCAACAAGATTCTTATGGTGGTGCACCAGTTGTACAAAGAACAGATATAGGAACAGATTTATCTTTTTATAGAAGAAAATAATTATGCAAATACCTTTTGGAGAATGGTTACCTGATCAACCAGAACATATGAATCCTGGAGCTAATGTTGCTACCAATGTTTATTATGCTCTTAATTCTTATAAAAGATTTCCTTCATTAGTAAACTATTCTTCTAATACAATTTCTACTGATAGTAGAGGAGCTGGATCTTTTAGAGATAATGCCAACAATGTTTATAACTTTGTAGCAACTAATACAGACATTTATCAATTAGATGGTGGTGTATTTACTTCAAGAAAATCTAGCTTGACAGGTGATAATACAGATTTTTGGACATTTACTCAGTTTGGTAATTATGTAATAGCAAGTAATGGTGTAGATTTACCTCAATATTATTTAATGGGTACATCAACTAACTTTGCTAACTTATCTTCATTAGGATCTGGTGTTCCTAATTTTAGAGTTTCAGGTGTTGTTAGAGACTTTTTAGTTACTGGTAACTTGACAACAGGTTCTAACACAATACAATGGTCAGGAATTAACGATATTTCAGAATGGACTCCTGGTACTAAACAATCAGATTCACAAAACCTTCCAGGTTCTGGTGGACAGATAGTACATATAACTTCTGGAGAGATCGGTTACGTATTTAGACAAAACCAAATAATCCGAATGGACTATGTTGGTGGTGCAACAGTATTTAGACTATCAGTTATATCTCCTAATAGAGGAGCTGTATATGGTAGAACAGTATGTCAGGATAACAGACGTGTATTCTTTTATGCTGATGATGGCTTTTTTGAAATTAATGGAGATCAAGTTATCTCAATAGGTGCAGAAAAAGTAAACAGATTTTTTGATACAGATTTAAACAAAGCATTTAGTGATAGAATATGTGCTGCTGTTGATCCATTTAATCAGTTAGCTTTATGGTTATATCCTAGCTCAAATAATACTAGCAATACAACTGGTATTTGTGATAGAATATTAATTTATAATTATGCAACTAAAAAATGGTCTTTAGCAAATACAAATGCTAGTACAATATTTAGTCAATTTGTTGGAGCTTATACAGTTGAATTAATGGATATTATATCTCAAAACTTAGATCAGATTAATATTGCATTAGATACAGATTTTTGGAATGGTGGACAATTATTCTTAGGAGCTATAGATAGCGATTATAAAGCTGCTATTTTTTCTGGTACAGACAATCAAGGAGAAATAGAAACTTCTGAAGTAGAATTGTTTCCAGGTTTTAGAAGTAACATACAATCTATTAGACCAATAGTAGATGCAGAAGCAAGTGTTACTATTAAAACTAGAGATAAACTTGCAGATAATATTACTGAGTCTAGTGAAATATCTATGAACTCAACAGGTATTAATCCAGTAAGACAATCTGGAAGATATGTTAAAATTAATGTTAAAACACCTAGTGGTGTAGCTTGGTCAGATGCTCAAGGTATTGATCTAGTTGCATCAAGAGCAGGATTAAGATGACAGATAGAACAGACGTTGATAACGTAAGATATAGTTTTGAAACTCAAGAGTTTTTTCAAAGACAAATTGAAGAAGCTATTAACACACTTATTAATGAAAAAAATCAAGAAAACAACAAAGCTTATGCTTGGTTTATAGGAGACTAAATGGCAGGGATTAAAGATTATTCAACAACAAATTTAAATAATACATCATTAAATGGTATCTCAGTTGCAGAAGGAATGCTACCTTCTCAACTTAATAATGCTATTAGAGCATTAATGGTTAATACTAGATCATGGTATAATGATTCTCAATGGGTAGAATATGGTGATGGAGATGGAGCTTATATTGCTACTTACGCATCAGCTACTTCTTTTACAATTGCTGGTGTTGATGTTACTCCAATTTACCATGAAGGCAGAAGAATTAAATTAACTGCAACAACTCCTGGAACTATTTATGGAACAATTAGTTCTTCAACTTTTTCAACAGATACTACAATCAATGTAACTTGGGATAGTGGTTCATTATCTAATGAAGCTATATCAAATGTTTATATTGGTGCATTATCTAAAACAAATAACTCTTTACCAACTGGTGTAATTGCTACTGCAACTTTAGCAGATGGTTCAGTTACTACAATCAAGATTGCCGATAGTGCAGTTACTACTGCAAAGATTAATGATGCTGCTGTAACTAATGTTAAACTAGGTGCAGACTCTGTTGATGGTTCTAAGATTGCAGATGATAGTATAGACTCAGAACACTATGTGGATGGTTCAATAGACACATCTCACATTGCAGACTCACAAATTACAACAGCTAAAATTGCCGATAGTAATATTACTAATTCTAAACTTGCAACTGATTCAGTAACAACTGCTAAAATTACAAATTTAAATGTTACATCTGGAAAAATAGCTGATGCTAGTATTGCTAATTCAAAAATAGCTTCTGATGCTGTTGATGGAACTAAAATAGCTGACGATAGTATAAACTCAGAACATTATGCAGATGGATCTATAGACACACAACATATTGCTGATTCTCAAATCACCACTTCAAAGATTGCTGACTCTAATGTAACAACTTCCAAAATTGCAGATTCAAATATTACAACTTCTAAAATTAATAATGATGCAGTAACTGCTGATAAAATAGCAGACGCAGTTATTGTAACTAATGCTGAAGCATCAGGTCATACACCAAACGATACTACATTCTTTACAACATCAGCTTCTGATGGCAGATACTTTAGACAAGATAGTTCTGAAACAATTTCATCTGGAGATACATGGTCTGATTCAGATTCTTTTATTGCAACAACTGCTGCTATTGATGATAGAATAATTGATCTAGTAGATGAAGTGGGTGGCTTTGTAGCTATAGCAAACGAAGATTCATTCCCAACTACTAATCCAGATATTAATGATGGTACAGGTACTATTGTATCAATTGCTGATGCTGGAGGTATGACTTATAATACTGGTACTGGAGTTTCAACAGATGCTCAAACAACTGCTGGTGCTACTGTAACTATTAATTCTATTCCAGCAAGTATTGGAAGTCCTATTCCTAATGAATATGGAATGTTGGTAGAAACAACATCAACTTTAAATACTTATACTTTCCATAGATTAGTTCCTATTGCAACTGAGGTAACAACTGTAGCTTCAGTTTCATCTGATATTACAACTGTTGCAGGACAAATATCTCCAACAAATAATATTTCAACAGTAGCAGGTATATCTTCTGATGTTCAAAGTTTAGCTGATATTGAAGATGGTACAGTTGCAACTAATGCAATATCTAATGTTGGAAATAATATTAGTTCAGTAGTGACTACAGCTTCAAATATTTCTGACGTAAATAATTTTGCAAATGTTTATAGAATTTCATCTTCAGCTCCTACAACTTCACTAGATACTGGAGATTTATATTTTGACACAACTGTAAATGAATTAAAAGTTTATGGTGCATCTGGTTGGCAATCAGCAGGTTCATCTGTAAATGGAACTTCACAAAGATACAATTACACAGCAACATCTGGTCAAACAACTTTCACAGGTGCAGACAACAATGGTAACACACTTACTTATGATGCAGGTTACATTGATGTATATCTTAATGGTGTCAAATTATTAAATGGAACAGATGTTACAGTAACTTCTGGTTCATCAGTAGTCTTAGCAAGTGGTGCAACTACAGGAGACGTAGTTGATATTGTTGCTTATGGAACTTTCTCTGTTGCAAGTCTTAACGCAGATAACCTAGATAGTGGTACAGTACCAGATGCTAGAATTACTGGTGCTTATACAGGAATTACTAATCTTACAATGTCTGGCGACTTAACAGTTGATACGAATACTTTAAAAGTTGATAGCACAAATAATAGAGTTGGAATTGGTACAAGTTCTCCTGCTAGTTTAGGTGCTAACATTACTACATTAGAAATTACTGGTGGAAGTACAATTAGAACTGGTGGAATTTATTTATCTAATTCAGATAAAAGTGTAAAAAGTTCTATTTATGGAAGTAATACAGCAACTAATCTAGGAACAGAAACTAATATACCTTTAGTTTTACTTACTAATAACACAGAACGTATGCGTATCGACTCATCTGGAAATGTATTGGTGGGAAAAACTTCTGCTAATACATCAACAGTAGGAGCTGAACTTAGACCAGATGGTTTAGGTTCTTTTACAAGGTCTGGTACTTATCCAATTATTGCAAATAGAACTACATCTGATGGAGATATTATATCTATAAGAAAAGATGGAACAATAGTTGGTACTATTGGTTCTTTAAGTTCAGCATTGGTTCTGGAATCAAACTCTAATACAGGCTACATAAAAGCTGGAGGTTCAATTCAATATAATTGGAGCATTTATGATTTTTCAGCTCAGTCTGATAATGGTAGAGATTTAGGTAAAGCTAGTAAAAGATGGAAAGACCTATACTTAGGTGGTGGTTTATATATTGGTGGCACAGGCACAGCAAACAAATTAGACGATTACGAAGAAGGAACTTGGACACCTACTTGGAATGCAACTGGTACAACTCCAACAGTTACTCATACAGCACAAAATGGTACTTATACAAAAGTTGGAAGATTAGTAACAGTTAAAGGAAGAGTAACAACTAATTCGTCTGGAATAAGTGGTGGTTCTGGAGATTTATCAATCACTGGTTTGCCTTTCACATCATCAAGTGAAAGTGATAATGGAGCTGCTGCAATATCATTTGTATCATTTATTTCTTTAAACAGTAATTACACAACATTTGGTATAGAAGCCACAAAAAATACTACTTACTTAAGAGTGCTTCAATATGGTTCTAATAATAGTGGACTTACAGTTTCAGTTGGAAATGCTTCAAGTTCACAACAAGTAAATATAGGTTTTATAGCAACATATTTTACAGCTTAACAACAAAGGAGACAAACTATGGCAATAACTAAAGAGACACAGATTGGTAAAATCGAAGTGGTCGGAAAACACAAATTTGTTCAAGTGCGAACAGATACTGTAGTTATGGAAGATGGCGAAGAATTATCAAGAAAGTATCATAGACATGCTTTAGCACCAGATGCAGATATTACGAATGAACACTCAGAGGTTCAAGCAGTATGTAACGCAGTCTGGACACAAGATGTTAAAGATGCTTATGCGACTTTTAAAGCTAGTCAAGCAGAGGAATTATAATGAGTAACGCAAGAGATAAAGCTAACATACCTTCGCTAAACTTTTCATCTACAGGTATAGATGACAATGCCACAGGTACAGCTATTACGATTAATAGTTCACAACAAGTTGGAATAGGTACAGCTTCTGCAGGCTATCCATTAGAAATCAATAGTTCTGCACAAACAACTTTATTACATTTAGTTTCTACAGCAGGAACATCTTCAGCTATAACTTTTGCAAACACAGGCTCTAACGACAGTATTACTATTGGTGCTGAAAATGATGATTTAAAATTAAGAACTGATGATGGTGTTATAAAATTCTTTACTAATGAAAATAGTGAGAAAATGCGTATCGACAGTTCTGGTAATGTTGGGATTGGTACAACATCAGTACAAGGTGGTACTGCAAAAAGTTTACAAATTGCAGACAGTTCTTCTGCAAGATTATTATTACAAAATACTGGTGGTGGTCGTACTTATGGTTTCTTTACAGGAACAGATGGAAAATTAGGTTTATATGATTATACAACTTCAGCACAAAGATTAGCTGTAGATACTTCTGGTAATGTAGGTATTGGCGAAACAGCACCTCTAGGAAAACTTCATGTTAAATCTGCTGATAGTGGAGCATCTGTAAACTCTGGTCACAATCAAGTTATAGCAGAAAATTCTGGTAATAGTGGAATGACTATTCTATCTGGCGCATCATCTAATGGAGCAATATGTTTTGGAGATAGTGGCAATAATTGTATTGGTTATGTTAATTATGCTCACAACGGCAATGCTTTAACTTTTGGAGTTAATAATGCAGAACGTATGCGTATTAATAGTTCTGGAGAAATTTCTATAGGTTCAACTAATGTAACACAAAACTCTCACTTTAATGTAAGACAAGATAATAATAGTCATGCTACTAGAACTTATATAAATGCTAATGTTGCTAGTGGAGCTTTATATTCAATTAAATATTTAGGAACTATTCCTGTAGTTTCATCTGGTACTCAATTACTCATTCCTTTCATAAGTCAAAGTAATATTAATTCTAAAACTTATGTTCACATAAGAGGTATGTCATGCGAAAGCAATACTTCAGACCCAAAAGCATTTGATGTAAAATTTTCTATTGGACATATAAGTTCATTAGGAACTCTAACAGTTCTTCAAAGATTAGGAACTTGTTCTGCTGTTTCAAAAAGTGGAATGAATGTAGTATTATCATTTGCAGGTACTAATTATCAACATTCTGGAGATAATGGAATGTTTATAGAAATTGATTACATTGCTCACCACCAAGATGCATCTATTGATTTAAGTGGAATAGTAATGAATTAACAACAACCATAATAAGGAGAAACAACTATGGCAATAACATACGAATGGTCATTTCCTAACTTTGAATGTGATTCAGAGAACAAGGTAAAGACAATACATTGGAGATATACAGCAGTAGATGGAGAATATTCTACATCTATGTATGGCTCTTGTGCAGGTTCAGATGGTATGGATTTTGATGCTATGACTAAAGAACATTGTGAAAATTGTGTTCTTGAAAATCAAGATACAACGATTGAAGAAATGCAATCTAATCTTGCTAGTCAAATTGATGCTCAAAAAAATCCTGCAACTGTGTCTAAAACTAAGGAGTGGTAATACATGAACTTTAAATTTGATGACAAAGACTATGATAGCGATAAGCTATCTGATAGTGGCAAGTTATATTTAGGTAAGTTACAGAATATAAACGCTAAAGAACAACAAATTTCTTTAGAGTTTCAAGATTTAGGTATCTTAAAAGCTAAATATACTGAATTGTTAAAAGCTGAACTTCCTAAAGATGAGGAAGTTAAAGAAGATAAGGTAGAAGCTAAGAAGTAATAATTCTAAATGGCTAATATATATAAAAACACACAGTTTAATTTAACAACAACTGCTAAAACAGATATATATACTTGTCCTACTGGAAGAACAGCTTTAGTTAAAAATGTTCATGCTGTTAATTATGGTGGTTCTACAAGCAGTATATCAGCTTATCTTTATGATAGTTCAGCAAGTACAGAATATCAAATAGACGAACACACACTATCTTCTAAAGCAGCTCAAGATATATCTGAAGGATTATTTGTTTTAGAATCTGGTGATATATATAGATTAGAAGGTGCTAATGCTAATGCATTTAGTGGCACTATGTCTATATTAGAAATATTTGACGAAAAGAGTGCATGATTGATCTTGTTGCTATACCTACATCTAATGTAGACCAAGCATGGAAACATTGTGAATCTATGATTGCAGATGCTTTGGCTAGATCTAATGGATATGCTTTAGCTAGTCATATTAAAGAATGGATTAAAGAAGATAAAATGCAACTTTGGTTTCTTTGGGATTCTGAAGATGACATTCAAGAAAGAATGTATGGAGTTGTAGTTACTGAAATTATTCAAAGACCTTTACAAAAGTGTTTAAATATAAGAATAATGACAGGTAAACATAAAGATAAATGGCAACATTTAATTAAGAAAATTGAAGATTTTGCTTGGAAAAACAACTGTGATTCAATGGAATTAGTTGCTAGACCAGGATGGGAGAAAGTTTTACGAAGGTTTGGCTATTCAAAAAGCCATGTATTATTAGAAAAACATAATAAGGAGAAAAAATAAATATGTCATTCGGTGGAAGTAATGATGGTGGAACTACAAATACTGCTATACAACCATATGCAGCAGCTGAACCTCAATTAGGTCAGATTTTATCTGAAGCTGGAACTATATATGGTCAAGGCCCTCAGTATGTAGCACCAACACAACAACAATTAGAAGGACTAGCTGCACAAGAAAATATAGCTGGACTTGCTAATCAACAAATTGCTGCAACAATACAAGGACAATATTCAAATCCTTTTTTATCTCCATTAATAGCTGATGCTGCATCTAGTGCATATACTGGAGTAGCTGAACAATTTTCTGGTGCTGGAAGAACTCCAGGATCACCTATGTCTCAACAACAAGTTGTTAGTCAATTAGGAAAACAAGCTTTACCTTTAGCATTCCAAGCTGCTGAAAATGAAAGAAATAGACAATTACAAACAGCAAGAGCTGTACCTAGCTTAACAGCTGTTGGAGAAGAATTAAGAGGTTTAGAACAAGAAAGACTTAACGCACCTTATGAATCACTAGCAAGGTATTCAAATATTGTAACACCTATTGCTTCTGGATTTCCAACTACATCAGCACAAACAAGTGTACAAAAAGATCCATTTGGAAGTGCAGCTGGTGGAGCTTTAGCAGGTGCACAATTAGGAAGTATGACTGGTATCGGTGGAGGCATGGGTGCTTTAATCGGTGGTGGATTCGGATTATTAGGAGGACTATTATAATGAAACATAAAGAACATTTTAAACATTACGTTAAAGAACACAAAGTAGCTTTAGGTTTAGCTGCTATTGTTATTATTGCATTAATTATTTTATAAGGAACTTAGGTGCAAACATCTAATAAAAAATTAAAAAAATATGCAGGATTATTAAATGATGCTGCACCTAAAGGTGAGTTTTTAGCTTACATAAATAAAGAAGAAGCTCAATTACTAAAAAATAATGGTGGTTTAGGTTTACTTACTAATTTTGGTGTACCTTCGTATAGAGGTGCTGGTGGTTATCAAGGAGGAAGTGGTAGTTCATCAAGTGGTTCTAGTAGTGGATCATCTTCTAGTGGTTCTAGTGGTTCTGGCGGCGGAGGCGGCGGCGGTCGAGATGCATCATCAAGTGATTTCGGTGGAGGTAGTTCTAGTTCATCAAACTCATCTTCATCAAATGGAGGAGATGGAGGTAGAACAGATGCACAATCACAATATGGTGGTAGTTCTTATGATTCTTCACAGAATGTTTCTAATAGAGAACAAAGTTTTGGTAATAATAATTCATCAAATTTTGATTACGAAACAGAAGCTTATAGTAATGTTGGTGAAATTACTAATGCTACTTATGATGCTAAAACTGGTCAAGTTGATATAAAACAAACACCAGGAGTAGTTAATACTGAACAATATCAAACTTCTAGTTTAGGTGCATATTTAGATTCACCTGATGTTAGTGAAAAAGAAAAAATTGATACACTTGATAGAATACAAGCTTTACAAAATTCTAATATAGTTGGAAGTAAATTATCTAATCTTGAAACAGACTTTGTATTAGGTAATTTAACTAAATCTTTAGACAATATTAAATCAGATTCTAAATATAATGATTTAACATCTAAAATAGATGTAGAAGGTAAAACTTTAGCAAAAGATTTTCAAGATGCTCCTATAGAAACATTTTTAAAATCTGGTGGAATTCTTGGAACTATTATTAGAAGTGGTTATGATCAATATAAAAATAATCAAGTTTTAGAATTATTAGGTTATACAGGAAAAACAATTAAATATAACCCTGATGGTTCTGGTGATTTTAATTATACTGGTTATCCAGATGTTAATGTTGGTAGAGATGAAGTAAATAATTTAGCACCTATGGCTCCTTATGCTGTACAAGGTACTACACCATTACCTTCTGTTGCACAAAAATATTTTGATGAATTGCCACAAGGTAGTGGTTTATCATTTCAAGCTGCATATGATGCTGCTAAAACAAAAGTAAACCAAACATTAGGTAATCCTTCGGCTATGGGATTACTTGCTGTAAACGAAAGTCCATTTTATGACTTTCTAAAAATTAGAGGATTAGATAGGAGAATATTATAATGTCGTTTTTTGAAGAACTTACAAAAAAAGCTACAGGATTAGCAACTGGTATATTAGGTGATATTAAAGGTACTAATGATGATGGTACTTCTAGTGCTAATTTACAAAACATGTTTCAAAATTCTGATAACACTAGATTTAATACAAATTTAAATACTGCTGGTGGATTAAATATAGGCTCTGCTAGAGGTGCTGGTAACTATCCTCAAAATCCTAATTTAATTTCATCTGATCCACTTAAAAGAGTTACTAGACAAGATGGTGTTCAAATACCTGTACAAACTGTAGATAGAAATGCTAGACCTAACATACCTACTCAATTTCCACCTAAGCCTGAATTACCTAAATCTGATGATAGCAAAACTAACTTAAACTTAAGTAAAGAAGGTGAAAAAACTTTAGGTATTGGTGAATCACAATTTAAAAAAATATTTGGATTATCTTATGGTGATGTAGCTAAAAATTGGAAAGATAAAGGTGGCTTTGAAGGACTTATGGCTAATCCTGGATTTACATTAGGACTAGCTATGATGCAATCTTCTGCACAAGGTAGACCAATATCAGAATCTTTATTGAATAATGTATTAGCATCAGGTGAAATATCTAGTGCTTATGCTGATAGAATTAAAGCTAGATCTAAAGTACTAGGCCCTGTAACTCAAGATCAAAGAGATGAAGTTGCAGCTGTACTTGCTGAAAGTGATATATTTAAAGGTAGTGTTGGTCAGAAATTTAAAAATTTATTTAAAGGTAAAAATACTGAAGCTCTTAATCGTAGAGCATTAGATGATATTTATGATAAAGCTTATAAAATGGCTCAAGAAAAAGCTAAACCAGGTAAAGAAGTAAGAGTAGATAGAGATATTATTGAACAAGCTGTAAGAGAATTAGAAAAAGAAGGTAAATTAGATATATCTGATAAAGGTATTATGTCATTCTTTTTTGGTAGAGGTGTTCAATCAACTGCTCCTGGACTTGCTAAAGGTGGCCCAGCAGAAGCTGGTAAAGAATACATTGTAGGTGAAGAAGGGCCTGAAATGTTTGTACCAGAAGTTGATGGTAACGTAATTAAAAATGATGATGCTAAAGTAGTTAATATGTTACTAGAGCATAATCCACAATTAAAAAACATATCTAGAGCTAGAGCTGTTAAGATACTTAAAAATAGATTCCCAGATTACTTTTAGGAGATATTATGAAATACAAAATTAATTGGTCAAAATTTAAAGGTGTTAAAAAACTTCCTGCACAACCTAGTCCTAGTAGATTTTCTGCTATGCAAAGCGAAGCTTCTGCTGCTGAAAGAGCTAGAAAAAAGTTTGGTGAACTACCAGAATTTATGGGTTTAAGTACCAAGTCTACACAAAAACTTGCTGCTGAAAGTTATGCTGGTAAAGTAGAAAACAGAATGTTTTTTAAAACATTAGGTACAAAATTAAAAGAAAGCAGAATGAAAACTGCTGGTGGTGTTAAAGCTATTAGAGCTAAAGCAAAACCTGTTCCTAAAATTAAATTAAAAATGGCTAAGTCTAAAGGTGCTGGAGCTGCATATAAAACAGCTGACATTAAAGGACAACAATCATTTTCTAAAATTGTAGAAAAATATACAAGTCAAGCAAAAGGATCATCATTTAAAATGAGATCTGTTCCTGTTGCTAAAGAATCTACTGCATTACATGATAGTAGAGAAATCCAATATATTAAGAAGATTAAAAAAGACATGGGATTCTAATGGCCAATGACATTAGGGTTAATGAATTTAATCTCAACGATCCTATTAGAGATTTAAAAGATCCATTACAAAATCCCATACAAGACAACATACAAAAGCCACCAGGATTCTTTGGTAGTCTTAGAAACCCTGTTGAGCTTGTATTAGAAGAATCCCTTCCTGCCTCTCTATATCAATGGATAACAGGCAATACTAAAAAGAAACAAGCACAAGATGCTTTTCGTTTCTTGCAAAACAATCAACAATTACAAGGTACTGGTCAATATCAAGAAGCTGAACGTATATATAATAAGTTTGGTTATTTACTTGAAGAAGGCGATCAAAAATTTGACTTCGGTGAAGTTACTAAATTAGCTAAAAAACATCCAGGTATACTAGGTGCTGAATTAGTTAATATGGTACTAGCTGATCCATATCTATTATTAGTTCCTAGCACATTCTTTGCTAAGCTTGGTCGTGGTATGACTAATGCTATTCGATCTAAATATTCTACAAGAGTAGGATACAAAACTAAAGCTTTTAAAGATCAATATATTAAAGATATTAAATATGGTGCAGCTGCTACTCTATTTACTCCACTAGCCTTTTCAACAGGTTTACAGCTAGGTGAAAAAGGTGAATTAGATCTTGGTAGAACTACTACAGAAACTACTATAGGAGCTACTGCTGGTTTAGTATTAAGTAGTGTATTTGGTGGTATTGGTGCTATGACAGCTAGAGAAACTGGTGCTTTGCCTGATAAAGTTAATCAAGCTATGCAACAAGCTGTTAGAAAACGTGGTATAGATAAAGCATTTGATATTAACCCTAAAACAGGAAAATACAAAGTAGTTGAAGATACATTTAATTTCTTAAAAGACGATATTCCTGCTGATGAATTTGAAAGACTATCTACAATGATTTCATCTGCTATGAGGGAGCCTATTGAAAATGGCTTAGACATGGCAAAAGCTACTGCATTTAAAGCAGCTAGTGTTGGAGCTATTGGTGCTACTGCACAATTCTTAACAGAACCTAAAGATAAAGTTGAAGAAGCTGCATATGGATTTGGTGCTGGTGTAGGTATTTATTTAGCAGGTAAAGGGTTATTTAAATTATTCCAAAACCCTGAAGCAGCATTTGTTACTAAATCTATTAATACTGTAGAAAATGCACTAGATGCACATAACATATTACAGAATAAACTTAATAGTAATATTGTTCCAATAGTAACTAAAATTAAAGAATTTATCCCTGATGATACATCTAGGGTTAAAATATTCCATTATATACAAGGTACTAAATTAGCTAATGGTAGATTAGTTTACAATAAATATGGTAAGGCTTTAACTAAAGCTGATATGACTAAAAATGAATTAGTTGCTGCTAGATATATTCGTAAAGTATTAGATCAATATTATAAAGTACTAAACAAAACAGATCCTAATATAATTAGAGGATATAGACAAAACTATCTTCCTTTATTATGGGATGACTTTAATGGTAATAATCCTATTCAATATGTAGATGATCTATTATCTAATGATAAAGTATATGGCCCTTCTGCTGGATTTAGATTTGGTAAACAACGTGTATTTAGTGATGTTAATGAAGGATTAGCAGCAGGTAAAATACTTAAAAAAGGTATGGATGATCCTGCTGAACTTATAAGACTTTATGGTTATTCAGTAGCTAAATCTGTTAGTACAAGAGAACTTGTTAAATATTTAAAAACATCAAGAATAAGCTCTATATCTATAGGCTATAAAGATAAGCAATATAAAATTCCATTATTAATTAGTGATCCAAGAATACAAGCTGGTACAGCTAAGTTTCTTAGAAGTACTGGTAAAGAGTTTTCAGAATATTATACACCATTTAAACACCCTTATTTAGGAGGTGATATATTTGTAGCTAGAGGTACAGAAAAATCATTAAGGATGATATTTGATGCTACAAGTGAAGGTGCATTAACTTCTGGTATCTTCACTCTTAATCTTATGATGAAAAGATTAGCAGTTGGTTTTTCTTTCTTTCATGCTGGAGCTTTAATAGAATCAATGTTCTTTGCTGGTTCTAAATTTAGAACTATTAAACAATTTACTAAAGAAGCATTCTCTAAAAAGTCTACAGAAATAACTAAGATGATAGACAATCCAGGTGTTTATATGAAAGAGTTTGCTCATGCTAATCAAGCAATAAAAGATGCTGGATTTAATGATGTAATACGATTTGCACAAGCTAATAGATTAACAATTAGTACACCTGAAGATGCAGGGTTTGATAGATTTTATGCACAGATGCGTAAGTTTGATAGACTACTTAAACATCAGTTTGGTATTAAAGGTGGTGAAAAAATAGAAAACGTATTTAGATGGTTTGATAGAATTACATGGGATAGAATATTTACCCATGCAAAAGTATATACATTTTTAACACAGCTTAATAAAATGATTGATCCTGCTGTTGATGTAACACAGGCTCAGATTTATAGAAAAGCTAGACTAGCAGCACAGTTTACTAATGATGCTTATGGTGGTCAAGATTGGTTTAATTTAACTAGACGTATACAGACACCTATATTTAAAAGTTTAGCACAGACTACATTCCAACCAGGATCTAGAGGATATATGCAACTACTTATGTTTGCACCTGATTGGACTATATCTAATTTAAGAATTATAGGTAAATCATTACCTGCATTTGAAAATAGTACAGATGCTAGAAGACTATATGGATATTACTTTGCAAGAGCTGCTGTTATGTATGCTGTATTTGGTAGTATTTTAAACTATGCATTTAGTGGTAAATCAATATTAGAAAATAAAGATCCTACCAGAATTGATATGGGAGATGGTAATGTACTTACATTTTCTAAGCAATTAATGGAGCCTTTTCATTGGATTACAGATCCTCAAAAAACAGCTCTTAAAAAAATAGGTTCTTTACCTAGAACTGTTACTGAGGTATTGACTAATAAACAGTATTTAACTACTGGTTATTCCCCAAGTATTACTAAAAAAGATGATACAGCTATAGAAAAAGCCATGAAAATTGGTGGACAAGCTGGTCAAAGATTCTTGCCTATTTGGCTACAAAGTAGTGTAAGAACTGTACAAGAGCAATTAGAAAGAGGTGAAGTACCTACCGATATTGCAGCTGATGTAGCACTTGATTTTGTATTAGGGCAATCAGGTCATCCTAGATATAAAGGCCCTAGATACACACAATATAAATTAGGAGGGCTTGTGAGAAATCCTTACGAGACATTATTTTAATGGAAGCATATAAAATAGATAAAACTAAGCTAGAAGTAGCTGAAGTTAAAGGTGAAATCAAAGTGCTTTATAATAAAATAGATACCATTGAAAATAACCATCTAGCCCACATCAAAAAAGATATTGACAGAATACTGTATATCCTTTCTGCTGTTGGAATAGTGGTTCTTGGAGAGCTATTTGTTTTATTAAATAAAGTATTATAAAGTTTTACAGATAATTTACTTCAACCAAAAATTGTGGTAGTGATTTGATATGAACAAATCAATATTAATAATAAGTGATACACATATCCCTTATCATCATAAAGACCTACTACCATTTTTAAAAGCTATTAAAAAAAAGTATAAACCAGATAGGGTTATACATATAGGAGATGAAGTTGATAAACATGCTATGTCTATGCATGATTCTGATCCAGACTTACCAAGTGCTGGAGATGAACTTAAACAATCATTACCTATTATAAAAGAATTAGAAAATTTATTTCCTGATATGGATCTATTGGATTCTAATCATGGAAGTCTTGTTTATAGACGAGCTTTAAAACATGGAATACCAAAAGCTTATCTTAGACATTACAATGAATTCCTAGAAGTAGGAAAAGGATGGAAATGGCATGACGACCTGACAGTTGATACTCCAGGTGGGCCTGTTTATTTCTGTCATGGTAAAGTTGCTGATGTACTTAAACTTGCTCAATCTATGGGTATGAGCTGCGTTCAAGGACATTATCACAGTAGCTATAGTATAAAATATTATGGTAATTCATTAGGATTATACTTTGGTTTACAAGTTGGTTGTTTAATTGATAAAGATTCTTTAGCATTTAGATACAACAAAACTCAAAGAGCTAGACCTATTATAGGACTAGGTATGATTGTTAATGGACTACCTAAATTAGTACCAATGGTATTAAACAAACAAGGTAGATGGAATGGACAAATTACCTAGAGGAATTAGAAATAAAAATCCAGGAAATATAAAATTAGGAACTGATTGGGATGGTATTGCAAAAGAACAAACTGATCCTGTATTCTGTATATTTGATGAAGCTGTAATGGGCATTAGAGCACTAATGCGTATTCTTTTAGTATATAGGTTTCATCATAAAAAAACTACAATAGATGATATTATAAGTCGTTGGGCCCCACCATCTGAAAATGATACTGATGCCTACATAGACTTTGTATGTGATAAAGTTGGATTAAATCCAATGGATGAATTAACTAACAGTATTGAAGATTATCTTCCTTTGGTTAAAGCTATCA